CGGATCGCGTATCAAATCGACTTCCATGGAAGTGAAAAAATGACTTCCAACATGGGGCGCGAGTCACGGTTCGAACCGCACAGTTCACAAACCGCGGATCGCGGTACGTTTCGCACGGCGTCCGGGAGGCGGGCGGGGGCCGGTTGTACTCATTTATTCGGGCCAAAAAAAAGCCCGCGCATGGCGGGCTTAGGGAGCGTCGGACGGTTAGAAAGTGAAGCCCACCCAAACGAGCTTTTCGCCGTCAACTAGCATATCGCGGCTAATGTCGTCCCAATCGTCTATCCGGTACTTTTTAAAACTCCGGTCATACTCGCCGCGGGTGTAAACCTTTTTGTGCTCGGGCTTCCTTTTTAGGAATTCCCCCCGGGGGACATTCTTTAGTTTTTCATATCTCATTTAGTAACTTCCTTTTAGTTGATTAAGAGGCCCATATACTCGCATAGATGGGCGACCGGATAAAGGACAAAAAAAAGCCCGCACTGGGCGGGCTAAAAGCTTTAGAACTTTTTAAAACTTAGGCAGCGTTAGCGATCGTCTCCCATTGGTTACGCGGCAAGTTGAGAACAGTAGAGCCGTGAGAATACCAGTCGTCCACGTCGTCCGCGTCTACGGTATGAGCTACGGCGGTAACCGCATTGACTAACGTCGCACGGCTAACCGGCTTATTCACGTATCCGGGTTGCTGGATCGTTTGCATAAAACCAGCCATTAGCGATTCGGTAGATTTTTTCGGGAGAGACAAAACCGAAACAACCGCGTCGACTACGGCCGTTGGATTTGTGAGGCCGTTTTCTACTGTGTCGTTATGAGCCCTTTTCATCACTTCGATCATTTCATCAAAAGATTCACGCGAAGCATAGGAAGCGACGATATCCCGGAGTTTTAATTCAAGGGCGCGATTGTCCGCATCCTTAGTTTCTTGTTTCAGTAACTCCCATTGATCCCCACCTCGCGCGCTCGTGACATGCGTATTTCGGGTTTTGTTTTCAGTTTGCATCCCGTTAAGGCAGGCCAATGTCCAGAACATTTGAGTAACCGAAACCGCACCATTCCCGGTTTCGCTATTAGATAACGCGATACCGTTAGCCATAACGTCGCCCAGTGCCGGCTCGGCTAACTGGTTTCGAGACTTCAAACGAAGCGATAGACGCTGGTCAGTTACGCTCCCATTTACAACTTGCCATGCCGCCGGGCTGTCAATCAATTGAGGTAATGACGCCCGGATTAAATCGGCATTGTCAAAAGTTTTGAATTTATCCGACACTACCGCCCGCAATAGTGGACGCTCGCCGTCAAATGTCCGGAGCATTTTATTTTTCGGTTCGGTTTCAAATATCTTATTCATAAGCGCGTCAAATTCGGGCGAGTAATTGTCGCGTAACCGTCGCGCTGTTCTAACGTCGATTTCGGCGGTCCCGGATAGTTGATTAAAGGCAACGTCGTTGGTTTCGAAGGTTTGCGTTGGCATTCCCCCGGTGCCCTCTAGAATGACGTTAGTATTGCCCTCGCGCGTCTCGATATGCATGGCATTGGTGGGCGCGATATAATCTTGTTTCCGAGCTTCCTGATCGTCGATAGTTTGAAGAATTGATTGCAGCGTACCGTTTGCATTTTCGATGTACGTTGAAACATTTAGAAACTCAGCTCTGTGTGCATTAGCACTTCCTTTTAGTTGATCAAGAACACTTGTTACATTTTCCATTTTTAACTTCCTTTTTAAGTTGTTCGGGGTGCGGCCGCCCCGGTTTTGTTTGCCGCATTCCAAATACTATATAAGAGCGTCCCATATGTAAACTTTTTAAAAGTTTTATTATGCCGCCTTTATTAAAGGTATTTGTTTAAAGAATCGATTCTCGAAAGTCTCCCGGTTATTTTCATCTATTACGAAAAGCTTATTAGACTCGTTTGGAATCAATGCCGGGCCTTTCGCTTTGAGTCCAATAATTTTCCCGGGAGATTTTAAATTAATTAAATCGGATCTATCCCCATTGATCACGCGCCGCCCCAAAAAAATGTCTGGCATTGAACCCCTAAAAACGGCGGCTATCGGCACACCAGTTTCAAAAGCTTTTACTACCTGATTATGGTATCTCGGCGCACCAGAATAGCTAAAGATCAGATTATAATTATCCGGGGTTTTTAAAAGCCTAGCCGCACGTTTTGAATAATCATAAAAATTGAGTTCGGGAAATTGTTGCGGGATTCCGAAAGTCTCATAGGCGATATCTGAAATTGTATTCAAACGAACCCAGCCAGTTACCCCGGTCTTTTTGCAAAGTTTTAAAAAGTTCGAAAGTTCCCGGTGCAATTGCTCTAAAAATTTCGATTGATCATTTTTAAAAAATTCAGTCTTTCGACGCCGGGATTCGTTAACGCTATCGTAAACATTAGCCAAGCCCGCATCTTTTAAACAGGCTTTCATACAACCGGCCGCTTTGCTACCGGGGCAAATGATGTTATCCGGGTACATTGATAATTGCGCTAGTCGGATCGCGCCGCCGAGCTTCTGAGTCTTTCTAACTTTCGAGTTGCCGTTTCCCGTGTCCAATAGTTTCATTTTTTAATCTCCGGTTTAGTTGTATAAGAATTGTCTTATATTCTTTTTAAAAAGTAAACCAATCCGGGGCAATTAAAAAAGCCCTACCTACATAGTACTTTTCAAAAATAAATACAAAATAAAAAACAAGATCTCCTGAAATCTCCTATGTGAATAAGCGAATTAACAAAACCGCCCCGCCATCAAACAACACCGGGACCGGACCGGGACGCCTGAAAGCCGCTTATTTGCTGGCTAATCCCACAAGTCCCACCAGTACCGCCATTTTTGAAATTATTTTTTTTAAAAAACTAACTTAGTTGAAATATCTCTTATTAGAACGCGAATTAACGAAAAACCTTTCTTTTTGTATGCGAGTGATCATATACTCGGGCTTTAACTAAACGGAGCAAGCTAGTGTTTTGGATTCTCGATAAACTTTTAAAATTTTTCAAACCCCCGCGGCCCGAGGTCAACGAACGACTGAAACAGAAGCTCGAACAGCAACGCAAGAACCGCGAAACGCGGCCCGAGGTCGAACCCCAACCCACCTACACTATTTGGTTTCAAGACGGAGGGGGTCGGCAAGAGGGCTTGACTGAAGACCAGATGCGAAAAGCGGCGGTTCGTTACGACTTCGACGCCAAAACGGTCATTTCGGAGGGCGAGACTTTGATGACGGAGGACTACGGCGAGACGGTAGTGGGCGGTTGTTTCAAAACCAATTAGCCCGAGTCCAGGGGTCATAAAAAAAGGGGCGTAATGCCCCTTTGGTTTTACTTTTTTTCAATCTCTTTTAATTTACCAAGAACTTCTTCCCAAGAACTGCAAAACCGTTCATCTTGGATCAAGTCAGTTTCGATCCAGTACCCGTTGCCAACGGCATCCCGTTCAACAGTGATTTTGATCCCAAGCTTTTTGGCTAACCGTTTGGCTTTGCCATAACTTGGATCGTGACGCTTGGCTTTTGGTTTTAAGATTTTAAAGTAATCGTCTAATCGTTTTAAACTCATTTTTTACCTCTATTTAGTTGGTTTAGGAGTTGGGGGCCGAAGCCCCCGGTTTGTTTCAGTTCGAGATTTGCCAGTACCCATAAACGCATCGAGTCCCATTTCTGGAGCAGTCGTGGGTGTCGTGAACAACACCATCTATTACTGCCGCTAGGTGTCTGGATAAGTTAC